CTCATGCTGCTCAACATCGGCATCACGCCTGCCATGGTCGATGCGGAGATCGCCGCCATCGCGGATGAGACCGAGCGGACCGCCGCCCAGATTGAATGGGAATATGCCTCGTCCTATGAGCGCTCGCGCCCGTTGATCGACCAGATGGCGGCGGCATTTGCTCTGCCGCCCGAGCAGGTCGACACGCTCTGGATCGCGGCGGCGGATCTCTGATCCGCGTTGCCAAACGGGCGGGTTTCATGGCAGCTTCAAAGGGCCTTCGAAGTCGCTTCCCTTTCGTTATGAGGACAGTGGCTGACGCGCGTCAGCCCCGTCCTCACGCCGGTTCAGTCGATCCTTGCCGCTGAGTGATCTTCACCAGCAGCGAAAGGCTCGCCATGAGCGCCACCGTGCCCAATGTCGGCGTCCGCGTCTTCTCCGATCTCACCCCGACCGTTGCGTCGATCAACGCGCGCCAGACCTATGCGTTCATGTGTCTGCCGGCTCCCGATGCCGATCCGTCGATCGAGATGCACAAGCCGGTGGTCGTGTCGACGGAAGATCCGGAGGCGATCGCGCTGCTGGGGGACGGCATCGCCAAGGATGCGATCACCCAGATCGCTTCCGAAGGCATCTCCACCGACATCATCTTTTCGCGCTGCGAGGAAGGCGTCGACGAAGAGGCGCAGCTCGGCCATATCGCCGGAGATGCCGCGCTCAAGACCGGCATCTGGTCGGCGCTCGAGGCGCTGTCCGAGACCGGGCTGGAGCCGGGTTTGCTGCTGGCTCCCGGATATACGTCGCAGCGGCCGGGCGATGCGGCGAACCCGGTTCTGACGGCCGCCGATGCGATCTGCGACAAGATCATCGACTGTATGGCGATCGGCGATGCGCCCGGCACCACTCGCGAAGAGGCGGCAGCTGCGGCGGCCGACTTCGCCACCTCCCTCAACATTATGATGGGCTGGCCGCAGGTGCGGGTCTGGCGTAACGGCGCGGATGCCGTCGCGCCGATGTCGCCGTCCTGGACTGCGGCGATCCTGCGCCGTGATGCCGAGGTCGGCAACCCGTACAAGGCGGCCTGGAACCGACCGCTAAAGGGCATTCGCGGCGTCGCCACGCGCGTCAGCCATCGCGATGGCGACCCGACTTCCGACAGCAACTTCCTCGCCCAGGCGGGCGTCGGAACGATCATCGAGAACAAGCTGCTTTGGGCGCCGTTCTCGACCGCCACCGACCCGACCGTGCGGGACTATCGCTCGATCAAGCGCATCCGCACCCGGCGCTCGATCGAGAAGGCGTTCCTGCGCGCCATGCGGAAATACAACGCGCAGGATCTCGGGCCGCATCTGGCGACCCTGATCTATCAGACCATTTCCGAGGCCTGCGCCGAGCGGCAGGCGATCGGAGCGCTGATCGGTTACGAGGTCATCTGGGATCGGAAGCTGAACCCGAACACGCTGCTGCGCGACGGCGGCTTGCGCGTGAAGCTCCGCTTCGAGGAGACGCCGGACCTGGTCGACCTGGGGATCTACACCGAGCCGCAGCCGGAGGCCTTCGACCTGCTGGCAGAGAACATCGCCGCCGCGCTCGAGGCGCTCGGCGATCCCAATATCCGCGTGACCGCCTGAAGGAGCTCCTGAGACATGGACGGCATCATCTACGGCGCAAACTGGTACGTCGACACGCTCAATCAGCGGCTTCGCCTGGCATCGGTCAAGATGCCGGACCTGAACCGCGCCCAGGACACGATCACGCTCGGTGGCGGGTGGTTCAACTTCTCGCACCCTGGCGAGATCGAGCCGATGATCTCGCCGTTCTCGCTGCATGGCTCACATGACGACATCCGCTCGTTGTTCGGCCGGGAGGCGGGAGACTGGACGACGTTCTATTACTACGAGCGTCTGCGCGACATCCAGAACGGGCTCAACAAGGGGCGTGTGGTGATCCTGAAGGGCCTGGTCGGCCGGGTCAGCCAGCCACAGGTGAGCGGCAAGCGGGGCGGCCAGACCGAATACGAGGTGTCCTCGATCATCTCCTATCAGGACATCGTCGACGGCAAGCGGATCCACGCCTTCGACTTCTTCGCCAACAGCCTGGTCATCAATGGGGTCGACTACGCGGCCGACCACAACCGCATCATCGCGGCGTGAGGCGGGCATGAGCGGCGACAAGAACGGCAAGACAGATCCTCTCGAGGTCGATATTTCGGAGATCCCACTTCCGCCGGACGAGCTGACGGAGGCGCTCGACAACAGTCAGCCGGACGTTGGCCAGTCCCCCGCAGAAAAGCCCGAAGTCGCCGCGCTGGACTTCCTGTCGGACGCCGGGACGCGCGAGGTGGCTATCACCCTCGATCATCCGTTCCGCTTCGACGGACGGGATATCCGCACGATTAAGGTGCGCAAGCTGACCGTGGTCGAAGTGGCCGAGGTCTCGGGCCGGGCCGGCCGAACCGGCTTCGACATCTACGAGATCTACGCGGCCATGACCGGGCTTCCGGCTGCCGTGCTGCGGGGCCTGCTGGACGATGACGGCGAGGCCGTGATCGGCAAGGCCTACGATTTTTTGCCCCGCGCCTTCCGGACGGAGGGCGACTGAACGCGGCTCCCTCGGATTGGCGGCCGATCGCCGCCAGGGTGGCCGCCATGCTTCACACGCCGCTGCCCGATGTGCTGGCGATGGATTGGGATGACTGCCTGCTCTGGTGGCACGAGGCGGATCGCATCCATTCCGAAACCTTCGGACTGATGGCGGGCCGATCCGGTGGACCATCAGCGGGAAGATGAGAAGGCGCGCAAGTGAGCGATCTCGACGTTTCTGTCAGGCTCCGCCTTGATAACCAGCTCTCGCGCGAAGCTGACCGGGCAGAACGCGATCTGAAGGCCGTCCGGAAGGCGGCCGAAGGTCTCAACCGGCGCACCAGCACCGGTCTTGACCGCGAGCTTGGCGACGTTTCGCGCAAGGCACGGGAAGCCGGCAAGGCCCTGGACCTGCCCGCCGACAAGATGCGGGCACTCAACCGGCTGACGACCGACAGGGCCGAGGGGGAGCTCAACAGTCTTCGCAGAGCGGCAAAGACCACCGGCGACGGGATGGACAAGCTGCGCGGTCAAATGACACGCATTCGCGGCGACATGCTGCGCTCAGCGGATGGGCTGCGAGACATCCAGACGCGGATGGAGCGACACACTAGGATCGTGGCGCCAGCCGAACGCCTGAACAGTACGATGGGCGTGTTGGCAACATCAGCGGGCAACGCCTTCACCGGCCTGCTCGCCTTCGCAAGTGTCGACAACATCCTGCGCGGCCTGAACCGTCTGGAGGAAGGCTTTAACAAGGTCGAGGCATCCGCTGCCGCCGTGGCAGTCACCGCCGAGATGCGTACGCCTGAAGCGGTCTCGGCTATAGCCGCCAGCAACACGGGTCTCGGCCTGAAGTACGGGCTGCCGTCAGAGCGTGTGAACGATGCCCGAAACGTTTTTGCTGCGGCAAACTTCGACCTCCCAAGGCAGGAGGCGATCCTTGACCCGACTGTCAAGGCGGCCGTTGCGGCGCTTTCCACCCCCGAGACAATGGCCCGGGCCGTAACCGCAGGCATGAACAACCTCGGTATCGCGGAAAAGGACGTGCCTGCGTTCCTCGATCAACTGCTCAAAGGAGGGAAGGAAGGCGAATTCGAGATTGGCGCCATGGCCAGGCATTTTCCGGAGCTTGGCGCCCTCTACAGGGCGAGTGGACGATCTGGCCTTGATGCCAGCGCAGAGCTGATTGCTCTCGCGCAGGCGGTTAGAAAGGGCACAGGCAACGAGGACGAAGCCGCAACAAACCTGAAGAACCTCTTGTCGAAAATCTCGTCGCCCGACACCGTGAAGAACTTCGCCGAGAAAGGTGTGAAACTCCAGCGTCTGGCCGCCTCTGCCCAGTCCAGCGGTACCCCCTACATCATCGCGCTTCTGGACGAGGTGGAGCGCCTGACGGGCGGCGACGAGTTCAAGATCGGAGAGCTGTTCGGCGACATGCAGGCGAAGTCGGCACTGCGCCCGCTGCTCGAGAACAGGGATTTCTATCGAAATACCCTTCCAGCCGTACGCGACGGATCAAGGGGGGCGGTCGACAAGGATGAAGAGTTTCTGGGTGAAACGGCACAGGCGCGTGCGGACCGCAGGTCAGCTGCCTGGGCTGACACCGGCCGGTCGCTCGGAGGGTTTTGGGGCAGTGTCGTCTCGCCGTTTCGCGACAACTTTCTGGGTCTGCTCAACCCGGCCTGGCGACGAAGCGAGGCCGGGCGCAGCGAACGCAAACGCCTGCGGAACCTCGATGTCGAAGCCTTGGAGGTTGATATCGCGGATGTTCAAGCGCGGATCGGTGCTCGGCCGAAGATGCGTTTCGACCTTCCCGATCTGGAGAAGCAGAACCTCGAACTTCGATTGCAGCAACTTCGCGACGAGTTGAACCAGGCGAGGAAGGCTCAAAAGATCTCGCCTGATGCAGGTCAGGTGCCGACCTCAGAGACCGGGGTCCCCGTTCCGATGCCGAAGCCGAAGCTCGACAAGCTCTCGGGCACGCTGGGGGCGGCTGGGGCAGAGGCTGGCCGTGATTTTGCCGCCGCTCTCGGTGTCGAGGCCGAACGTGCCGGCGCGATCGCCGACGAGCTGAAGGTCCGTTTCTCCTTCAATGCCACGCCGACGATCTCGCCGAACTTCACCGCGGCAACACCCACGCCGACCGCGGCGCGCGGAGGCGGTGGCGGTGGCGGCGCGACCACCATCAACCAGCGGATCAATGGCGCGGGCGACCCGGTACGAACGGCGCGAGCCGTTGTGCGCGAGCAGAACCGGGCAGTACGCGCCGCACGCGCGCGAGCGCTGCATGACACTGGGAGCTTCGCATGAGCACCCTGATCTCTGTCGGCGCCGCACCGCTCCGGCTGATCGGCCTGAACCCGCAGCGCCTGTCCCACCAGAGCGAGACGCGGCTTCCAGGCCGTGCGACCTTTACCGGCATGGACTACCAGGCGACCGGCCGCGGCGAGCGCCTGGCGCGGATCGAGGTGCTGACCCTGCCGCATATTTTCGGCGGCCTCGACGCTCTTGGCTGGCTCGAGGCCCACCATCTGAACCAGGATCGGATCACCTATTTCCGTCTCGAGGCGAACTATCTCGGCCGGCTGATGGGGCTGGTGGTGATCCGCGAGCTCTACGTGGATGAGGAGCGGCTGCATCCCTTCACGGGACGCGGCCGCATGCTGACGGCCGAGCTCGGCCTGGTGTTCGTGTGAGGCGGCGATGAGCGACATACTCGGCACCTATGTCGTCACCGAAGACGAGGAGCGCATCGACCGGATCGCCCGGTCGATCTATGGCGAAGAGGGCAACGGAGCGGTCGAGCTGCTGCTTCAGGCCAATCCCGGCATCCTGGAGCGGTCGGTCTCCGAACCCGGCACGTTTCCTTTCGGTACCGTCCTGAAGGTTCCGCCCCGGCCGGTGCCGCAGGACGATAGCCTCGTGAGGCCATGGCAATGAGCGTGCGCCGGCCGATCGTCACGGTCGTCGGGCCGTCCGGACGCGACCTCGTTCCTCTCTGGGGAACGACCTTGCTCGGCGTCACAATCACCGATCAGGCCGGATACGAGAGCGACGAGGCGGTGCTTCGCTTCACGGCGCCTCCCTTCGTTCCCCCGGGAAAGGGCACGCGCTACACGGTGAGCGCGGGATGGGCGCGAGATGCGCTTGCCATGACCGGCACCTATACTGTCAGCCGGGTGCGCTTCTTCGGGGATCCAGAGCAGGGCGAGATGATGGAGGTGGTTTGCCGCGCGGCAGACTTCCTCGACAAGATGAAGGCGAGCGGCTCGAAACACTACGATCCGAAGAATGGCTTCGGTACGGCCGGCAAGATCTTCCGCGCCCTGGCCGCCGAGGCCGGCGTGCCGGCGGTCATCGCCTCGGAGATCGACGCAATCGAGATCCCTTATCGCCTGCGCTGGAACCAGAGCCTGCTCGACTTCGCCACGGATCTCGCCGACGAGGTCGGGGCGATTGTCAAGCCTCAGGCCGGACAGTTCGTGGTCCTGGCGCGCGGCGGCGGGAAGTCGGGAAGCGGCAAGGCTTTGCCGCAGATCACTGTCCAGCACGATCCCTCCTATGCCTGGTCCGTCGACATCGAGGAGCGCAGCTCGGTCGAGCGAGCCGAAATGGCGTGGTTCGATGCCAAGGCAGGCCGCATGAAGAACGAGAAGGCGGAGACCGGCCGCAAGGGCGGCCGCAGCGCGGGCATGCATCCGCAGCCGTCGAAGGCGGAAGCGCGCAAGGGCGCCAGTGCCCGCGCCCAGGAGCTCTCGCGCTTTACCGGCACCGCTTCATTTGAAGGACCAGGACGCCCCGAGGCGGTTGCCGGCGCTCCGCTGAAGTGCAGCGGGTTCGGCGAGATGATCGACGGCATCGAATGGGAGGCCGCCGGCATCACCCACGAGATCGAGCCGGAAGGCGGCTGGATCACGACCATCGAAGCGCAAACGAGGGAGAAAGCGAGCTAGAGGCGGCCGCCTGCAGGCGGCCGTCTTTCCTGTCCTTGTGAGGAGCGGGGAGCCCGGAATGCAACTTCCGGACCGTGGGGGGCCCAGCGCCAACCAGTCCCCCACACGCTGCAAGACGTCCTCAACAGCGACCCCGCCGCTTCTGCTGACCCGATAGATCGGCAGCGGGGTCTGTCTATTTGAGGTAGAGAGTGGAGTCCATCCGATGTGCAAGCTGCCGGCGTCTCTTGATGAAGGCGGCCGCCAGAGCGATATCTGGCACCATCGAGATCAAGTGCCCGCGATGCGGGACGATCAATTCATTGAGGCCCACAGAGCCCCGACCGGAACGCCCGCCGAGCGTCAAGACAGGATGTCCCTGATGCATTGGCAGCTTCACAATGTCGACGCCCTTCCGTGGCTACTCGAGCAAAGCGCAGGCGAGTTCGATGCTCTCGTCACCGACCCGCCCTATTCCTCTGGCGGTCTTCATACGAAGGACCGGGTCAAGGACCGGGCGAACGACAAATACCTGAATTCGCCGGGGCTCTATCCCGAGTTCTCGGGGGAGAACCGCGACCAGTTCTCCTATCTGCAGTGGTCGACAATCTGGCTCACTCAGGCCTTCCGGACACTTCGAGACGGTGCTCCAGTCCTGCTCTTCTCCGACTGGAGACAGCTGCCGGTGATGAGCTCGGCATTGCAGGCGGCCGGGTTCACCTGGCGTGGCATTGTCGCTTGGGACAAGACCGAGGCGTCGAGACCACAAAAGGGGCGCTTCCGCCAACAGGCGGAGTTCGTGGTTTGGGGTTCTAAGGGGCCTTGGCACGATGCAGATGGTCCCACCCAGCCTGGCGTTTTCCGCGTTGCGGTCACGGCAGGTGGGCCGAAACTGCACACGACGGGCAAGCCCGTGCCGCTGATGGAGGCCTTGGTGAAGGTGTGCCCGGCTGGAACAATCCTAGACCCGTTCGCGGGCTCCGGAACGACCGGCGTCGCGGCGGTGAGAAGCGGTCGGCGGTTCGTCGGATGCGAGCGGGAGGAGGCTTACTACAAGATCGCCTGCGATCGGCTCGCTGGGCTTTGA